AAGTCGGGCTACTGGATCAATCCTGCGATGGATTATTATTTGCCTATCATTGCAAGAGAATATGCACAGATGGTGCAGGATGTAGTCAAGAAGGCAGGGATGGACTGATGGCGATTCCAAAGGTCAAAATAACTTTTGACGCCGATCTCGATGGCTTACGCAAAGGCGTCAATGGTGCATCCAATGAAGTACAAGGCTTTGGCGACAGGGTTGCAAAATTTGGCAAGATGGCAGGCGCGGCATTTGCTGCAGCTGGCGTCGCTGCCGCTGCCTACGCTGGCAAATTGCTCGTTGATGGCGTCAAGTCTGCGATCGCTGATGAAGCTGCACAGGCCAAACTCGCTACCACTTTGGAGAATGTAACTGGCGCGACAAATGCTCAGATCGCAGCTGTGGAATCTCAAATCACCAAGACATCGTTGCTGACTGGTCTGACTGATGATGAATTGCGTCCGAGCTTTGAGCGATTCGTGCGTGCTACAAAGGACGCAGATCAAGCTCTCAAATTGCAGGCCGTCGCCATCGATGTCGCCGCTGGATCCGGTAAATCTCTCGAAGCTGTAACAAATGCCATGAGCAAGGCGGCCGAAGGCAATGCAGGATCGCTGGCCAAGCTAGGGGTCGGACTTACTGCCGCACAGCTCAAGACGATGTCAATGGAAGAAATCACGGCTCAACTTGCTGCCACATTTGGCGGTCAAGCATCGCAACAGGCTGACACATTTCAAGGCAAGATGCAGCGGCTCCAAGTTGCATTTGATGAAGGCAAAGAAAGCGTCGGATCTTTCGTGCTCGATGCCATTACGCCGATGGTCTCAGGCTTTGTCAATTCAGTCATTCCAGCTGTGCAGAAATTGGCTGAGGAGCTCGGGCCAAAGCTCACGCCAATCTTCATCGCTTTACGCGACTACATCCAAAACTATGTCATCCCTACATTCACAGCCATTTGGTCTTTCATCACAGAATATGTCATTCCAGCCATCGGCAGTGTGCTCACACCAATCATCGATGGTCTGCGATCTGCATTTGAGAAGGTCACAGCCAAGATCGCTGAGAATGAATCAAAGCTCAAGCCACTCAAAGCTTTGCTCGAAGTGATCGCCAAAGTAATCCGAGATGTAGTCGCTCCGGTAATCGGCACAATTCTCGGCAGGGCATTTGACACACTTGGCACTGCCATCAGCTTTGTCATCGGTCTATTCTCCAACCTTGTCAATGTCGTCAATAGCGCATTCAATGCCATCAAAAACATCGTCAATTTCATTAAGAATAATCCAGTGACACAGGCAGTCGGCGGAGCGATTGACAATATCTTTGGCGGTGGTCGAGCCAATGGCGGCCCAGTATCACGTGGCACATCTTATGTCGTAGGCGAGCGCGGCCCAGAATTATTCGTGCCAAATACATCAGGCAAGATCATCCCAAATGGCGGCTATGGTGGTCGAGGTAATACCATCAATCTGACAGTCAATGGGGCAATAGATGCCGAAGGTACAGCGCGCACCATCATCGATGTGCTCAATCGATCAACCTCACGCGGCACATTGGGCGCAGGACAGTTCAGCTATTCATGAGCAATTTCAATCCTGAATGGCGCGTCACGATAGGTGGCACGATATACACAAATGTGATTCTTTCAGGCGTGCAAATTACATCAGGCCGCACCGACATTTATTCTCAGCCCGTTGCCGGATATTGCTCGCTGACTGTCATCAATCTTGACAATTCCGTATTTCAATTTCAGGTCAATCAAGGCTTGACGCTACAGCTTAAAGATTCGACAGGCACATATCGCACAATCTTTGGTGGCAATATCACAGATGTGACTCTCGAAGTCGTGTCAGCTGGCGCATCGGGAATGGCCACAGCTGCATCATTGACAGCTCTCGGAGCCTTGTCCAGATTGCCAAAAGCATTGACTGATGGCGTATTGGCAAAGGATCTTGACGGAGATCAGATTGCTGTGATTTTGGAAGATTTGCTGGTCAATAACTGGCTCGAAGTGCCGCCAGCTTATACATGGGCAACATATCCTGTGACGACCACTTGGCTCAATGCAGAAAATACCGGACTTGGCGAGATCGATTCTGGAATCTATGAGCTCCAAGCTCGCACATCCGAAGTCACCGATGTGTATTCGCTTGCATCGGCTTTGGCGGTCTCGGGCTTTGGCTATCTGTACGAATCATCCGATGGCCTGATCAATTATGCCGGAGCCACGCATCGACAGGATTATTTGGCCAACAACGGCTACACGACAATTTCAGCAAATCAGGGTCTTGCAGCTGGTATTCGTACAGTCACTCAATCAGGCGATGTGCGAAATGTCGTAGCTCTTAAATGGCGAGCAGGCACCGAAGAAGTTGAGGATCTAGATTCAATTGCGCTTTTTGGCAAGCTTGGGCAATCGATCACGACAACATTGCACGATCACGCGGATGCAACATCCCAAGCCAATCGATATCTAGCTCTGAGATCCTATCCAAGAGCCAAATTTGAGTCGATCACATTCCCGATCACATCGCCTGAGCTTTCAGATGAGCAGCGCGATGCGCTTTTGGGCATATTCATGGGAATGCCAATCAGCTTGACTGATCTGCCGCTCAATATAAATGGCGGCCAATTTCAAGGATTCGTCGAAGGATTCACATGGAACGTGTCGCTCAATTCAATTCTTTTGACGATCAACATGTCTCCAATCGAATTTTCACTCGTTGCTATAAACTGGGAGCAAGTAAATGCAGCGGAGCAATGGAATACTCTCAGCAATACACTCACATGGGAACAAGCGACAGGGGCGGTGGCATAGATGGCAACAACAACAAACTTTGGATGGGAGACGCCAGACGATACTGATCTGGTCAAGGATGGCGCAGCGGCAATGCGTACCCTTGGCAACTCGATCGATACATCATTTGTCGATCTGAAAGGCGGCACATCCGGTCAGATATTGGCAAAGGCCAGCAATACTGACTTGGATTACACATGGATTACTAATGATGTTGGTGACATCACAGCCGTCACAGCTGGCACTGGTATTTCAGGCGGTGGCACATCTGGAGCCGTTACAATTACCAATTCAATGGCAACGGCAATTGATGCCAAAGGTGATCTCATTGCCGGTACTGGGGCAGACACATTTTCTCGCTTGGCCGTTGGCACCGATACCCATGTACTGACAGCCGATTCAACAACAGCCACTGGACTTAAATGGGCAGCCCCATCGAGTACAAGCGGATTGACTTTCGTCAAGCAGCAAACAATTGGCAGTGGCGTTTCAAGCATCGCCGTTACGAGCGCATTTAGTTCAACTTATGACAACTATCGAGTCGAAATCAGTTTCACATCTGGCAACTTTTCAGGTGATATCTATTTCCGATTTGGTTCAACGGTCGTTGGATATTATGGAAATAACATCGACATGTCTCCCAACTCTGCAACAGTCACGGGCGCGTCAATCAACAACGCTGATTCGATTCCACTTTGCCTGATCAACTCAACAAACGGTGGCAATGTCTCTATGGACATCATGAGCCCCAATTTGGCTAAGCGATCAAGTGTCCACGCGGCAGGCGTTGGGTTCAACACAACAGGCAATTCACAGCGTTGGACAAATGCCTATGAAAACTCAAATACTCAGCACACAGCATTCACAATTTTGGTTGGAAATACGCTCACAGGCGGCGAAATTCGCGTCTATGGATATCAGAATTCATAAGGAGAAAACATGTCACATTTAATTCAGGTTGATGACGAAGTCAGAGAAGCGACTCAAGCAGAGATTGCTGTGATCGAATCTTTGGCCTTGAAAGACGCTGCAAATGAAGCCAATTTGATTGCAAAGGCAGAAGCCAGAGCGGCATTACTTGAGCGGCTAGGCATCACAGCCGATGAAGCGGCGTTGTTGTTGTCATGAGTTACCCAGTCGGATCAGCTGCACACGCAATCGAAATCGCAAAAGCTGAGATCGGTTATGTCGAGACGCCGGAGAACATCACCAAATTTGGCGAATTTACAAAAGCCAATGGTCTGCCGTGGTGCGGATCATTCTGCAATTGGGTGCTGGCACAGGCTGGAGTCAAGGTTCACTCAGTTGTCTCAACAGCTGTCGGAGCTCATAAGTTTAAGGAGATTGGCCGCTGGCATGAAGTGCCTGCCATTGGCGATCTTGCATTCATGGACTTTCCACATGACGGCGTCGATCGCATCAGTCACATCGGAATTGTCATCGGTATCGATGGCAAGATAGTGACTTGCATCGAAGGCAACACATCCGGCACAGGGGATCAGCGCAATGGCGGCATGGTCATGGTCAAGCAGCGCACAATCGGCAAAGAAGTTGTCGGCTTTGGCCGTCCGAAATATGTGCCATACAAAGGCGAATTTCCAAAGGTAGAAATGCCATCACCAACAAAGGCCGAAAAGCCAAAGAAGGAGAAAAAATGGAGCAAATGAAAGCAATGGCAGCAAGCTGGGCGAGATCATTTCTTGCAGCTGCGCTCGCGCTATACATGGCAGGCGAAACAGATCCAAAGACACTAGCAATGGCAGGCGCAGCCGCAGTCGCTCCGGTGATCTTGCGCTGGCTCAATCCAAAGGATCAGGCTTTCGGGTTATTGGGGAAGTGACTCGGAAGCTACTGTCGGCAGCTCTAGTGTTTTCGCTTTCGCTAGGGCTGTCGGCATGTGGCTATCAGGGATGGACGCGGTATGAGTGCCAAGAATTCGACAACTGGCAAAAGCCTCAGTGCAATCCGCCGCAATGTAAGGCTCAGGGAACATGTACTGAAGACATATTTGGAGAGGATCCCAGTGGCTTCACCTCATCGAAGACTGACAAATGAGCAGCTTAAAGCTCGGCTCATCGTATTCATCGGCGTATGTCTTGCGCTCACTTTTGCATTCTCAGTCGCTGGGATGCTGTACGCGCTGATCTTTGTGACTCAGCCGCTTGGCGATCAAGCTCCCAATGATCGAGCATTCATCGAGCTTCTTTCGACTCTGACGATCTTCTTGACTGGCGCACTTGGATCAGTCTTGGCATCAAATGGATTGAAAGACAAGCCAAGATCATCGGCAGACACGCCCAAAGACACGCAGGATTCTTGACCTTGTCAGAGTCTTGCTTCATGCTCTTACTCGGGAGCGAGCCTTGCCACGGGTCAGGCGAAATGCAGGGCTTGCTCCCCTAACAGAATCGGGAGCAACAAATGGCAATTGAGCAAATCATCGGCTTTGCGGTACTCGCACAGCTGGCAATCTCCACACTTTTGTATTCAATGGGATACAGGGATGGCAAGTCGGTCGGATACCATCATGGCCGATCTGTCGGCATCGCGATGGGCAAGACAAAGGCGGTCAAATAAATGGCCGGATTCTTGGATGGATATGAGGATGTGGCTGCACGCATCAAAAGACTGCACAGCACATTCCCATCAAATCGCGTGGAGACATCGATCATTGATTTCAATGCAGCTGCAGGGTACATCCTTGTGGAATGCCGGATCTTTCGCGAATATGAAGATGAGAAGCCATCGGCTATCGATTACGCATTCGGACGGGTCGAATCTTACAATCCCAGCATGAAGCGATGGTTCGTCGAAGATACCGTCACATCCGCAATTGGACGCTGTGCAGGGCTATTGCTGGGATCCGAGACAAGGCCGACAAAGCAAAACATGGAGCAAGTCGAGACCATGCCAAAGGCATTTGTGGACAAGATCGAGAAAGATCCGTGGAGCAAGCCACTGGGTGAGGATGGATTTGCTACAGCTGCGACAGGCATCGCTGAGATTGTCAATCAGCTTGGTGGTGAGCTCATTGCAGAAGCTCCACAGTGCAAGCATGGCCACATGATTCTGAAATCAGGATCCAGCCCCAAGACGGGCAAAGATTATCGAGGACATGTCTGCCCAGAAAAGGTCAAGGCCAATCAATGTTCGGCGATTTGGTACACACTCGGATCAGATGGCAAATGGAAAGTGCAAAGCTGATGGCTGACATGGAGATGATCAAGATCGCCACAGGCGAGCGCACACGATTCATGCAAGATGGCACAGTGACCAAAGATCAAGTCGATCCGCCAAAGATTGAGTGGTGCGATCGATGCGAGATGTTCAAGCGATTTGATGGTGGTCGATATGACACAGTCATGGGATCACCGGAGCTGTGGTATTGCGAGCTGTGCAAGTGAAGATGAAAGTGTCTTTCGACGACATGATGGAATCGATTGAGATTGCTTTGTTACGCATTCGAGAGATCAATGGCCGTCCAGATCATTCATCAAGGTACGACAAGAATCTGTCATTTCATGAATATGTCTGCCAATTGGCTGAATCGATCTGCGCTGAGATTGTGGTGGCTCGATACTTTGGGAACAAGGATTTCAAGCCGACTGTGAACACATTTAAGACACAAGCTGATGTCGGATCGCGCATCGAGGTCAAGTGGACAAAGTACGACACGGGAGCACTGATCATTGGTGAGACTGATCGCAATTCTGACATCGCTGTACTTGTCACGGGCAAATCACCTGTCTATGAGATCCGTGGATGGATCCCAGTATCGATCGCCAAAGATAAACGCTGGAAGCGTCGAGACAATCCATCATTTTGGGTCGAGCAATACAATCTTCATCCCATCGAAAATTTAAGGAGATCTAGTCATGGAGATGCTGCGCTTTCAATGTAGAGTCGAAAAGAAGATCACCAATCATGGCGTCAAAATGGACGAAGTGAAGCTTGGTGATGGCATGGTGCTTGTGCAATGCTTAGGATGTGGCGTCATGGGCGTCAAGGCAAGGAGCGATGCACATGCCTGAGTACGACTATCGCTGCGAGGTATGCGGCAACACAAAGACCATTAAACGATCGATGACTGATGCGCTCAATCGAGCACCATATTGTGATGGATGCACAATCCCGATGGCAAGGATCTACAGTGCCAATCCGGTGCATTTCAAAGGTCGTGGCTGGGGTGGCGATAAATGAGTAATCATTTGGACATGGATTTTGGACAAGAATTGATAGATCATGGCACTTCGGACGATTATTACACGCCGCCATTTATATTTGAGGCTTTGGGAATTGAATTTGATTTAGATGTATCTGCACCGCCCAATGGTGTGCCGTGGATACCAGCTAAACGCTCGTTAAGCCTCATTGACGATGGTTTGATGACAGATTGGTACGGTAAAGTCTGGTGCAATCCGCCTTACTCAAATGTCACGCCTTGGGCAAAAAAATTGATATCTCATAACAATGGAATAGCTCTTGTGCAAATGGCCAAGTCAGCGTGGTTCAATACGGTTTGGAACGACGCTTCGGGTGCGTTGGTCTTACCGCCTAATATCAAATTCGTCCGAGCAGACGGCACATCCGCGCCTATATTCATGCCTGTTATTCTGTTCGCTTTCGGTGATGAAAATCGACAATCTTTGGTCGATAGTGGATTGGGTACAGTTCGATGATGCCTGTGGATAACCTGTGGACGACACGCAGGAAGCACGCTCAATTTATCCACATTCTTGCAACCTATTTGACACGCCTGCTACCGTCATGCTCTGCAAGCGAGCGGCTGCGGCCGTATAGCTCGCGGCAGAGGCTGGCGGTTTGGGGAGCTCTTTGCCTATTAGTAGGCTCGATTGTCTTACAGATGCAACCCGTACAAGCTGCAACACAGGCTGACTATTTGAAGCTATATGCACATTCAAGGATCATTGACTGGAATCAATATCATTGTTTTGTCAAGATCATCACAAAAGAATCCAGATGGAATCCGGATGCTCGCAATGGCTCACACTTTGGGTTAGGTCAGATGCGATCCCAGTGGTACCGGACTCTTGATCCATATAGACAGATCGATCAGACGCTCAAATACATCACAAATCGTTATCATTCACCTTGTAAGGCATGGGCATTCCATGAGCGTAAGGGGTGGTTTTGATGAGCCTGCACTCACAGCGTAAGAGCAACAGCGCACAGTGGAAGAAGATCCGCTTGAGGATCCTGATGCGTGATGGATATGAATGCTATTGGTGCGGCATGAATGCAGATACAGTCGATCACATCATCCCAGTGGCCAAAGGTGGACTCGACATCGATGACAACTTATGCGCTGCCTGCCGAAAGTGTAACTTTTCTAAAAGAGATAAGCTCCCAGATGAGTTCATCATGGAGCGGATGCGTAGGGGTACTCTTTTTTCTGAGACTGATTCCACCCAACCCATCCTCCGAGGTTTTAATTCACCACCAAACGACTCAAGAAGGCATTGAAATGGATCAAGAAGGCACAAGAAGGCTCAGACTGGTTCAAGATGGCTCAGATCGGCTCACAGAGCCTGTAGAGACTATCCCTGAGAAGCTTTATGGTAATCCGACGCCTAGAATCCACTCAAAGCTGCATCCTGAGCTGCCTACGCTTGGTCAAGAGCTCATCGATTTCAGCAATTCGATTGGATTCCCGTTGCTGCCGTGGCAAGAATGGCTCGCCATTGAGTCGCACCGTGTCAAGCCTGACGGGAGATGGTTGCATCCACTGGTGCAGCTTGTCGTAGCCAGACAGCAAGGTAAGACGACATTCATGAAGCAACGCATCCTCATGGGATTGTTCGAGTGGAATCAGGGCTTGCAAATCGGCACAGCTCATCGATTGACTACATCGCTGGAGACATTCCGCGATCTTGTACAAGCGATCGAGAGCAATGACGGGCTGGCAAAGCAAGTCAAGCGTATCCGCTGGGCTCACGGATCCGAGGAGATCGAGACTTTGTCCGGTAATCGCTACATGGTCAAAGCTGGCGCATCAGCTGCCCGCGGTATCTCAAAGCCTGCGACTGTCCACATCGATGAGACCCGAGAGCTCAAGGATGAATCCACATGGGCATCACTGCGATATACGATGATGGCCGCAGAGAATCCACAGCTGTGGTCATATTCCAATGCTGGCGATCAACACAGCTTGGTGCTCAATCAACTGCGAGAGCGTGGATTGGCTGCCGCGTCCGGTGCGGCCGATGACATCGGTTATTTTGAGTGGTCGAGTGATTATGACTTGATAGACGATTCCCCTAAATTTTGGGCAGGGGCTGCGATGGCAAATCCTGCGCTTGGCCACACTGTGCACATCGACAACTTGCGAGCTGTGATGAATGATCCGCCGGATGTCGTCCGTACCGAAGTCTTGTGCCGCTGGGTACAGACGATCGATTCGGCGATTCCTGCAGGTGAATGGGCAGAATGTGCGACCGATGATTTAGATTTAGACTTGGAGAAAACTGTCTGGCTAGGACTGGACTGTTCACCGGATAGACGCGATGCAGCTTTGGTCGCAGCTCAGCGCATCGATGATGATCAATTCGTCGTCAAACTACTGCACACATGGCACAATGCGATCTCGCTCGATGACAAGGCTATTGCAAATGATGTGGCTGATTACTATCGCGACATGCCTGTCGAAGTGGTGGCATTTAGCAAGAGAACAAGCTCGGCCGTGGCGTCGCGTCTTGTCCCAGCTGGAATCCCTATCATGGACATCGATGGCGCGCTTTATGGGCAAGCGTGCGATGAATTTCTAGGAGCGGTCACATCGAAGAGACTCAGACACATCAATCAACCCGAATTGACGAAGCAAGTCTTGTCAGCGGCCAAACTGAAATTTGGGGATGGTGGATGGACTATCGGACGACGGGCATCACAGAGCACTGTCTGCGCGACGGTTGCATGTGCGCTGGTCACGCATTTCGCGACACGCCAAGAGACGGATCTTGACATCATGGTGTTTTGATTGTAACGCTGGGGCAAAATTGGCGCATGGGATTATTTGATCGATTCACAGCCGCCAAGCCGATTGATAACATCGTCGATGCGTCATTGGCTCCGGTCAATTCGATTGATTCAATCGGAGCTCCATTCTTTGGCGGCCTACAAAGTGCATCGCGATCCGAAGCTATGGGCGTGCCAGTCATCGCTCGCGCTCGCGGAATTATTTGCTCGACTGTCGCATCGTTGCCACTGGATACAAAGACCAAAGCAACAAATGAGCGTGTGTCATCTCCACGCGTGATCAATCAACCCGATCCAAGAATTACAGGCGCAGAATTTTGGGCGTGGATGGTTGAAGATTTACTTTTTAGGCCAGCCGCTTATGCTGTCGTCACAGCTCGCTATCAGGACACTGGCAGAATTCAAGCAATGGAGCGCGTTGCACCTGAGCGCGTCGGAATCTTTACAAATGCCAACGGCACACAGATTGAAAGCTACACGATCGATGGTGTACCGATTGCAGCTGATCAGCTTGTCGTCTTTGGCAACATGCAAGAAGGATTGCTCAATCGCGCAGGCCGCACAGTAAGAGCTGCACATGCTTTGGAGCGCGCAGCTTATGACTTTGCATTGAATCCTGCGCCACAAATGGTCGTCAAAACAAATGGCACAAATTTACCAAAGGAAAGATTGCAAGCTCTCAAAGAGACATTCTTGAATCGCACATCAAAGTCGGTCACAGTGCTCAATGCAGATGTGTCGCTGGAGACTGTCGGCTTTGATCCGAAGCAATTGCAAATGAATGAGGCCAGACAATATCTTGCTTTGGAATTATGTCGCGCCATCGGATTACCGGCATGGTTCGCATCAGCTGATCCATCATCGATGACATATTCCAACGCTGTCAATCAGCGTCGTGATTTGATCGACTTTTCAATCCGTCCGATCTTGACAATTATTGAGCAGCGTTTATCACTTACAGATTTTACGCCAGCATCGCAATATGTGCGATATGACCTAGACGATTTCTTACGCGGCAACCCTTACGAAAGAGCGCAAGTGTACGAAATTCTCAATCGCATTGGGGCAATGACCATCGAAGAAATCAGAGACGCAGAGGATATAATCGGATGAAACTAACCACACCAATCACCATCACGGCAGCCGATTCGGAAGCTCGCACCATCTCCGGTCGCATCGTTGCATTTGATGAGCAAGCTAACGCATCGACTGGCAAAGTCGTATTTGCAAAAGGATCGATTGAGCCTCAGCAAGTATTTTTGAATCTTGAGCACGATCGCACACGCCGAATTGGTCGCAGCATGGAGATGTCGATGGATGGCGACTCAGCAATCAATGCGACTTTCAAAATTAGCAACACACAAGCTGGAAGCGATGCACTCATCGAAGCAATGGATGGATTGCGCGATGGATTTTCGGTTGAGCTGAGTGTGGATGATTATGTGCAGGAAAAGGGATATATGAAAGTCCTTAAGGCCGAGCTCACAGGCGTCGCGCTTGTATCTGAGCCAGCGGTGCGATCAGCACGCGTTGCAGAAGTAGCAGCGACAGAAGGCGATGAAGATTCCGAATCCACACCGGATGCGGATGCAACACCAACACCAACAACAGAAGGAGACGAAGTGGAAAACACCGTCACAGACGCGGCAGCCGTTACAGAGACGGTCGAAGCCGCACAGCTCGTCACAGCAGCCAGCAGCACTGGCGTCTTTACATCAAAGCCACGCTTAGATTTCTCAGCTCCAAAGCATTTGGAAATGACAATCAAGGCCACACTCGGATCAGATGAGGCTCGCGCTTACATCGCAGCTGCCGCTGATACAACAGACAACGCTGGTCTTATCCCAACACGCCAGCTCACAACCGTCATCAATGGGCTTGCAAATAACACAAGAAGCGCAATCGATGCGATCACGACAGGCGTCTTGCCTGACGCTGGAATGTCTTTTGAGATTCCAAAGATCACCACTCTTCCAACAGTTGCAGAAACAGCTGAGGCAGGAACACCATCTAACACAGATCAAGCTTCATCATTTGTCACAGTCTCAGTCAAGAAGTACGCTGGACAACAGCAATTCTCAGTCGAGCTCTTTGATCGCTCATCACCACTCTTCATCACAGAATTGATGAACAACATGGCTGCACAGTACGCAAAGGCGACAGATTTGGCCGTGTACACAGCACTCGCATCAGGCGCAACAGCTGACGCAACAACACTGACAACATATCCAACAGCTTCAGAGTTGCTCGGATTTGTTTCACGCGGCGCGGCATCTGTCTATTCCAACACTCAAGGATTTGCTCGCAACATTCTTGCGAACACATCACAATGGGCAAATCTCATGACACTTAACGATAGCGGTCGTCCAATTTACATGGCGGCACAGCCTTCAAATGCTGGCGGCGTCGTGCGTCCAGATTCAATCCGCGGCAATGTCGCTGGACTTGATCTCTATGTCACTGCAAATGTGCCAAGCGCAAATGACACTGACAAAGATGACTCAATGCTCATCATCAATCCAACAGCCTACACATGGTACGAATCACCAACATATCAGCTTCGCGCTGATGTAATTGCATCCGGTGAAATTCTTGTGGCAATGTACGGATATGGCGCAATCGCGACCAAGATCGGTGCAGGCGCATTTGGTATCAACAAGACCTGATCGATAACAAATAACTAGACATCGGCCGCTTCGCTCCCGAGGCGGTCGAGCAGATGAAGGGATGGACTCATGTCGGCAATAGTTACAGCGTCATCGCTGCGATCTTTACTTGGCGTGAGTTCATCCCTGTATTCTGATGCGTATCTGGACGACATCATTGACACTGCCGAAGGGGTGATCCTGCCAATCCTTACGCAGAACACGACAGCAATTGTCAGCTATGAATTGGAATCCAATGTCGCTTATTTTTACACACGGGAGCCACACACTTTTGCGGTAGGCCAATCGATCGTCGTGACAAAGATGCCTGCGCCATTTACGGCAACACACACAGTCACGACTGTCGAAAATCTTTATTTCACGGCCGCGCTAACAAATGCAGATGTCACCATCCGTCAGATGATTCCAAATGGCACTGCGACTCTATCCGGCTACGGCGCGGCCACTTATTACATAGGCAATCCCAATGTCGAGAGCGCAATCTTGGCTGTTTCGGTCGAAGTATTCCAAAGCCGTACAGCTGCAGGCGGTCAGATCGAAGGCGTTGATTTTAGCCCGACGCCGTTCAGAATGGGCCGCAGCCTCACAAATAGGTGCATAGGGCTCTTAGGCGATTTGGTCGATACTCGAAGCATGGTCAGCTGATGCCAGCATCATCGATCGCCGTGAATGTACGCGGAGCCATTAAGACAGCCATTTCAGGCGTAGCGGCTAACACTTACGATTTTGTTCCAGAAGCTCCGATCGTGCCATTCGCGGCGATCGTGCCAGCATCGCCCTATCTTGAAGCCAATCTCATCGGCACATCGACGCGTGTCAAAGTCAATCTTGTCGTCACTGTCGGCGTCGCAATGTACTCAAATGCAGCTGCACTCGATAACATCGAGAAGCTAGTGCTCAGCATTCTGGCGGTTATTCCGTCAGGTTACACAGTCGGCTCTGTGTCTAATCCAATGCCAATGCCAATCGGAGCGTCCGACATTCTCGCGTGCGAGATTGAAATATCAACCCAATATACACAAACTAACTAGGAGCAATTATGCCAACGACCGTCATCACCGGACGCGATCTAGTATTGACGATCGCCACCGTAAATTACGACGCACAAGCAACATCAGTCACACTCACAAATGAACACACCATCGAGACATATCAGACACTTGATGGCCGCGCATACAAAGCGATCGATGACAGCTGGACGCTCGAAATCGAAATGCTTGCTGACTGGGGCGCAACAGGATCACTGTGCGAATCACTTTGGACTGCATGTGAGTCTGCACCAAATACCACTTTGGCAGCGTCATTGACAGCTGCAACTGGAGCCGTATTTGCTTGCAATGTCTTGCCAGTATTCCCATCAGTCGGCGGTTCAGCACCGGATGCACAGACTGTGTCACTATCATTTCAAGTAGTCGGTACACCTACCGAAACATTTAGCTAAGAAGGAGATCGGGAGCATGAAAACAAAAATCACAATTGAATACACATCGGGCGAGGTTGCCACTTATGTGGCAGCTCCGCCTGAGTGGTGCAAATGGGAAAACAAGACAGGCCACACCATCACACAAGCTGCAGACAAGATCGGGATCTCTGATCTACTTTTCTTGGCATATCACGCCATGAAGCGTGAAGCAGCTGGCAAGCCTGTCAAGCCTTATGAAGCATGGATCGAGACAGTCTCGGACATTACGACTGAGGAGCCTGAAAACCCAAAAGCTACGCCGTCGGAAGCCTAAATCGCACCATCGTGGAGCTGGCAATTGCCACGCAAATCCCGATGAGCGAATGGCAAACGGCGGAGCAGATATACACAGCGATCGAGATTCTGGAGAAGCGGAATGGCTAAAGCAGGCAAAGGAACGATGGCCATCACGGTCGAGCCTGTCGAATTCCGAAATCTGATCAGATTGCTTGGCTCATTGCCTGCCGAATCTCAGCAAGAGATCCGTGATCGAGCATTGCCACTGTCACAAAGATTCGCCGGACAATTGCTTATGTTCGCACAAGCATCGAGGACGCCAGTAGCGGTCAAGGTTGCTGAATCACTCGCACCAAAGCGTGATCGATTGATCCGCGTCGATGTCGGTGGCACAAAGAAAGTCGGCCGCAAATACGGCGGCGAAAAGCGCGCAGGCGGCAAAGTCGTCAAGCAAGGTCAAGCGGTTGCAGGCGCATTGCTCTGGGGATCCGAATATGGATCACATCGCGGCGTCGATCGTCGTGGTCGTGCTTACTCTGACAGATTCAAGGCTCCCTATAACAAGTCGGGCTACTGGATCAATCCTGCGATGGATTATTATTTGCCTATCATTGCAAGAGAATATGCACAGATGGTGCAGGATGTAGTCAAGAAGGCAGGGATGGACTGATGGCGATTCCAAAGGTCAA